CTTTAATTATTGTATTTGGCACAGCACAATAAGTATTATTGATATTAACGAGTATAGTTTCATCCACCTCATGACTTACACCATCATCATCATAGCCAATAGTGTATTTATTTACATAAGAATTATAGCCTTTTATGGTTCTTGAATCTGGTATTAAATGACCAGACTTAATAACTACAGGACTTCTATCTACATTACCATACACCATAGGCACACTTTTATTCTTGAATTTATCAATAACATCATCACCTGTTAAGGCTAATGTCAATAAGTCCTTATGTGCCTTTTTTTCTGTTAAATCCTCAATGTCAATTCTTGCTTTTACATCATCATGTGTGATTTTTCTTATCACTCCTGTATATACTCTGGGGCAATCTGATTGTCCAGTAGTGGCAAATCCTAAAGACTTTATAGTATCTGTATTTGGGGATTTTATGTAAATAGCAACAGTAGTATTTATTAAACTTTGCGTATCAAGAATATCAGAAAACCTTGATCCTTCATATACAATATTAGAAACATCTAAAGAAACTGATGAAATGGTAAAGTTTTTAGAATGAACGTCAATTTTTTCCTTGACACTTGGTATATTTAGCAGTAAGGGCTTATAATAGTTGCCATGTACATTTACTCTATGTGTTGAAATATGTATTCCACCAGCATGAATATCAACTAATGGATATAGTTGGGTATTCTTCCCTGATGTGTCATTTATAAAATTTTGCCCTAAATTCACTAACTTGCTCCCAATGATGCACCACGCCTAATAGCATCTGAAATATGTGGTATAAGTATTTCCTCAGTATAATCAGAACTCATTACATTACCAGATACATTTACTACAACTGAACCACCTCCACCAGTAGGCTCACCACCTGCATCTAATGGAGTTACTTGTACTCTTTCCCTACCACTTGGATTATCACCAACTCTAATTAATTGTTCTCCAGAGGTTACAAAATCTCCACCTGTAGCAAATGAGGGGATAGAACCTAATGCTTTATCAATTATACCTGATACTAATCCACCTGCACCTGCTGCTGCCACTAAACTTAAAGGAAATGGGAGTGTTCTCATAATTGATGATATTGCACCTGCTGCTGCTTCCATTGCTTGTGCCCTGACTACTGACTTCATAGATTCAGATGCAGATTGACCAGATAATGCAGCATTTCTTAGGTCATCTTTTAACTGCTTATCTTTTCTTTCTTTTTCCATTTTAGCATACTTTTCTTCACCTGCATTTAGGTCAAGGTTTTTCTGCTCTACCTTAGTCAAGTTACCAAGTATATTTTCTGTAGCAAAATCAGAAGCTAAACCACCTCTTATAGCTGCTTGTTCTACAACCCCTGTATTTGCTTCAGTAATATCACTATTTGATGCTAATGCTTCCTGTAATGCTAACTGCTTCTGTAACACTAACTCAGTTGAATCACTCCAAACAGTTAAAGAGGGAGCAACTTCATCATTTATTGCTGATGTCAGTTTAAGTAATTCTGCACCTGACAAACCTTCTAATGATTTTTTAAAATCTTCAGTTTTTATTTCTACATCTGTTAGGTGATTAACAAGTTCAGGAAGTTCTTTATCAAAGGTCAAAGCATCTATTACATCCTGTGTACCTTCTGCAAAAAACTTTAATGTGATAATAATCCACCAATAGATTCTGCTGCATCACCAACTGCATTACTCATTTGTTGTAATGAGCCTGTCATTGTTTGAGATTGTGCTAATGCTTGACCACCAAATACATTTGCAAGATTGCCTGTAAGTGATTCTAATCTCTCAGTAGAGCCAACTGCACCAGTAACTTCAATACCATATCTTGATAAAGCATTAGTAGATGAGCCTAATGTCTTAGATACTAAATCAGCAGCAGCCACTAAGTCCATACCTTTAGCAGCAGCTAAATCTAAAGTAGCTTTTGTTGCTAATTTAATTTGGTCTTCATCTTTTACAAATGCTCCAATTAAAGCCTGTGCAGAAATTATAGTTTCATCACCAAAAGTAGATACTTGTTGAAGTGCAGCAGCTTGGTCTAATAATGCTTGTGATGTTTTACCTAATGATGCTTCTAATTTCTTCTCTGCAAGTTCCTGTTCACCAAAAGCATTTACTGCCCCTTTAATACCTGCTATTAATGCACCTGCTCCTAAAAATGCACCTGCTGCCATCATTGCTTGTGATTTTAATCCACCTAAAGATTTAGTTAAACCCTTTACATTCTTCTCTGCTTTTTTAGCACCTTTTTCTTTTACATTAATTATAAAATTAGGCATTATTAGCTTCTTTCTGTTTGGCTTTTATACATTCATTAACTTCTTCTTCAATTATCATAAAATCATCTATCATATTTGCAGGAGTTTCCATCATTGAGGGATAAGGAGAGCAAGAAAAGGCTTTGCAGTAATTATATTCTTTAATTCTATCTTGCATCTTAGAATTAAGAAGTAGTGAGTAATCTGCAAAAAAAGCACATGATGAATATAATGATTGTCCAATACCAAGATTCTTTTTTTGTGTAGCTTCGTATATTCTCATAACTTCATCATAGACATCATTAATGCCCCTAAATATCCTCTTTTTTGCATTACTTGGGCTTATTGCTTCATAAGGAAAATCTAAGCCAGAACAAGCTGTTTCTTTATACCCTTTAAGGCTCACCCAAACATTAAGCCTTAGAAGTGCATCTGTTATTTTTTTTTACTACTCTCTAAAAATATCTGCTGACCCATTGCCCTGATTTCATGATTTGAATATTTGTTGAGTTGATCTTCACTTAATTCAGTACATTTAAGGACAATATCCCCATAATAGGAGAAAGGGGGATTCTTGCCCTGTTCAATGTAATCTTGATAAGTGTCTATCATCCAACACCTTGTTTTATATTCTACCTCATTAACTTCTATCTCAAAGGCTTTAAAGTCTTTAGGTTCTTCTGGCTTTATTTTCATTATGATATTGTAATCCCTAATACTTGTTCACTTGAACCACCAATATCTTCATCTGCTACTGCTGTAAATGGAATAGTTTGAAGCAATACAGCCCCACCACTATCTACTGTAGATTCTCCTAATAAAACTTTATCCATATCAATAGTAAAATTAGATGCTTCAGCCAATTTTAAATCCAAAGCTGTGCTATTATAAAAACTGGCAAGTAAATCATGTACAGTTTCATTTCTAATCACTGTTAAAGAACCTGTAATTTCAAATGGTGATGTCATAACATAGCCAAATGGGGCAAATGAGCCTGAAGTAATATCAGCATAATGCACTCTTTCTATAGTTCTACTGCATGAAATTTCCCATGATTGCACTACTAAATCATTGCCACTTCCAAGTTCTGCTGTTGTTAATGCAAGATTTCTAATATTCTTAGGAGTACCTTCATCATAAGCTGGGGAACTTATATCTGTGGCTGAATGAACAGGCATAAACCCTGTAGCCCATTGAATTGTGCAAACAAGTTCTCCACCTTCTGAGCCAATATCTTCAGTAAGAGTAAACCCTGTTCCCACACAACCACCACATTCAATAGTTTCTGCTGCTGCTTTTGTGCCACCATTAACAAATCTAATATCAAATGTTTTTGCACCTGAACCTGTAGCTACTGTGTAGCCTGTAGTTGGGAAAATATAATCATTATCAAGTTCTGCTGTTGATGAACCTTGTTCAAAAACTGCTTCACAAGCTAACAGAACAGATGTAGGAGTTCCTCTTAATGTGGTTTCAAAAGTCCACATTTTAGTACCTTCAGAATGATGCCCTTGTGTTGCTGTTGCTGTAAACTGCCCACTTCTTGGTGATGAAAATTCAAGAGGAACAGATGCTTCTGGAATTGTAAATGATGTTGCCTGAAGCCTTGTTAATGCAGCATCATCAGGCTCAGAGCCTACTGTTGTTTCGTTTTGAATCCAAACAGAAACATTCTGACTGGGGTTAAAAACTTGTGATTGTGCCATTGTTACTTTCTCCTATTAAAAACTATTATGATGTTGTAAACCAATAAGAAACTCAGCAATATGAAGTCCATCATCTTCTTCATTTTCTTCATCCCTTACATTGTAATTAATATCATCTATGATAAGTGCTGCCCAACCTTTTGAGGTGTCCACTTGGTTATCTAATAAATGCTTTCTTAATCTGTCTATTTTGCCTTTTACAGCCTTGTTTATTCTTTCTTGACTTGTATCACTCTTAAAGTAATATCTGATGTTTATGTTGTATAATCTTTGCTCAAAATTAACAGACTGCTCAATACTTGAAGAAGATAGTAAATCAATCTTTATACACTCACTACCCTTCATGGTAAATGTATTGCCTATATAAACATTTGAAAACTCAGTTGATAGCAAACTTCTTAATCCTAATTCAACTTGGTCATAGGCTATTTTATCATAACTTACAGCCATTATCTATAAAGCCTTATATTGTCTGTTTTAGTGTTTGTTGATTTTACACCC